TGCGGGCAATAAATTAGTCGAAGAGAATGTTACTGGCTGACCGTTTAAAGACTGTGAGCAAGACGTGTTAACTTCTGCAGCTAATCCTGGAATCGCAACCGTATTATGAACAGTATCTATAGTGGCTGTTAGCGGTGCAAGAAACGCATTTGAAGTCATTGGCGTTGTTGTGATTGTGGTTGACAAAAATCCATAATTGCTTTGAATGAGAATATTGCGTTCAATCTCTGTGCATTCTTGATGAAGGATTAAATCGTTCACAATGCCGTTGGCAGCATCTGACGCTGGAATAAAACCTCTTGGATCTGCTGCCATATTAATTCCTCTTAAACATCGCCTTCAACATTTACAACGGTTGGATCTAATTCTGCAATTTGTTTGCATAATATAATTAATTGCACGGCAGCTGCCTTTTCTTCCTCACTCAATGCGCGTTCTACAGTCTGATTTGCGAACTCTTCTAAAACATACGCACAATCTCTCAAATCACCTAATGTATTTTGAAAACGACAATAGCTCATATTGTTTTCTGTCAATTCGAGCTTTTCGATTTCTTCAACGAGTTTTTTCATTTTAATCTCTCCTACGTACCGAACGCAATGCCATATCTTTAACTGCTGTCTTACTATCTTGCTTTTGTTTAAATGATTTAGGCGCTTCTGGTTGATTTGTATTAAATTCTACAAAACCATTATTAATATTCTTCAAAAATTCATTTCCTTGTGGAAACATTTGCTGCAACTGTTCTAAAGAAATGTCGAGGCCTCGCTTCTGAAATTCTCGCATAACTGTTTGTGTTGGAACTTTTGCACTTCCTACAATTTTCAAGAACATGAGGGCATCCTTCACGTTTGCTTGAAGATCGCCTTCGACATCTTCTGATAAAAGTTCTCTGATCTTCATATTATTTTTTGCCCATCGGTTTTGAAGTATCTTTCGGTGTCTTCGGCATAACTTCTTTCTTAGCCATATGCTCTGGTGTTCCCATTCTACGTGGTTCTGCGCCTTCTTTCATATCATTAAGACCGCAAGCTGCATAAAACTTTTCATGACTAAATCTAGGATTCATTTTCTTGAAAGCATCTGCGTGTGACTTAGCAAGTTCTCTACGCTTTTCGACATTTTCCACGTGCTTCAAAGTTTCTGCGGTCTGTCTGAAATGTTTACGAGTGGCACCTTCGTCCATAAGAACTTGCTTGCTAGAACCTTCTTTTTCTTTATCATGAATTCCACTTGGATCTTTTGGCGGCGGATTTGCATTTCCTTTACGCGGCAACGGCTGATATCCATTACCATTCCTTCCATTGAAATTTTCAGCTTCTGTTTTTTTAGATTTTCCAGAATAAAATGGATTCTTTTCGCCCCATGCCGTTTCTTCATTCACTTTTCCGAAATTATGTTTTGCACGAATATCAAACTCGTCTTGTCTCAACTTCTTTGAAACTTTCGGATCAGCTTTTTCGCCACGTTCTTTACGAGCTTCTTGCTTCTTCTTCAATTTAGAAATATTAGATTTAACGTCTGCTTGTGTTGTGCCTTTAAACATGCCTTTATCTTTTTTCTTAGTGTGCATTTTAGAGAGCCATTTTTCATTTAGTGCGACAACATCTTTATAAAGCTTTGTTTCAGTAAGACCGTTACGTTCGAGTGTCTTCTTCATTTCAGTAAGCTTATTATGTTTTGCTTCAACGCTCTCTTTCTTTGCACGGCCGAGAGGTTCTTCTTCAGGACCTTCACCGGCTTCATGACCACCGAACATATCTTCTGGCTCTTCATCGGGTGCTGGCAATTCTTGCATAGGTTCTGCCATATTACCTTGTTCTGGTGCATCGCCGCTTAATGCCAATGCTTTATTATCGATTTCAGACTTTGATTGCTGAAGTGCCGCTAAAGCTGTTCCGAGCATCTGACCGACTTCTGCTTGAAATCTATCGCCCTCTTCAACGCCAAACTCGGCCTTGAGCCGTTCTGTTAATGCAGCGATATCTTCAATCTGCATTTTAGAAATCTTCTCGGCCATATTTTGAAGATCGTCTGTGATGGACTTAACGCCCAAAACGATCTCGGCTTTCTCCAACTCAGATTCCAATAATTTTTGTATAATTGTTTTTGGCATTTTAGCTTCTCCTAATTTTTGTTCTTCATTCTTTTTTTGCTTATCTGCAATATCTATGGCTGATGCTTTATTATAAGCTGCCTGATCTTTAGCTCGTTTACGAAGATCGGCTTCTTCATCATCAAGTCGTCCTGATTTATAAATATCTACTTTTTTAGCTTCTCCTAATTTTTGTTCATCGTCTTTATAAGTTTTTAATAGAGCGACTAACTTACGTTCTTTTTCAAGTAAACGATCATCGACCACACGTCCTTGCTCTGCTATCTTTCTGCGTACACTTGCAAGCAAATCTTCTATCTCTTTTTTACTCATGTAATCTCCCGACGCTTCTCCTAATTTTTGTTCTTCTGTTGGACCGCAATAAACTCGACGACCAGTTTCGGTGTCAACAACTACTTGTTTCTTACGAAAACGTCCAGCATGTCTTTTAGCTCTAATAACAGCTTCTTCATCGGAAATTTCTCTAACAACAAATTTGATACCGGCATCGTTCACTGACGAATACATTTCACAATAATATTTGTGCATGTCATCAGACATACCTTCGGTAACTTTTTGTTCTTCATTTCTGCGCTTCTGCACAGTAACTGCATCCGTAATTTCTTTTCCTAATTCTTTCTTCAAATCTGCTTTAACTTTGTCGGCAATATTTGCAACGTCAACAGAAGTTAAACCATCTAGTTCTTTTTCTAATGCGTCATTCGTTGGCGTTGTATAATTCGGATCACCGTCGTGCACACCAACATAAACTTCTGCTTTTTTCAAATGATCTTCGGGTGCTACTTGATTTGCTGAATTCGTAATACTCGCTTCAACGTCATTATCATCTTGGCCAACTACTTTAATTGGTTCTTGAATATTCAAATGATCGTCTGTGAAATAATTTAAATCTGGACGGTTATCTTTTGGATTTAAAAGCGTTTTCAATTTATCGGCGGCAGTCGCAAAATTTACTAATGCGCCCGTCTTTGGCTCCAAACGATATGTTCTAATTTCCATCAACTTAATCAAATGATCTAACGCCTCAAGAACGATTATATTTTTTCTGTATTTGTTATTCGTATATTCGTAGCTACTCTCAGCAATTAATTTTTGCTGTTCAACGACATCATTTCTAAAATTCTTTACATCGCTAGCAGAACGTAGACCAATTAAAGCTTCTTGCAAATTATAATTGAAGTTACTGTTAAGCGTCTTTACGAGCTTCTTGTAAGAGATATAATTACTTTGTTCAAGCGATGAAAACATTGTGTTCTCGGTTATTCCAAATTCTGAATTTAACTTATCTTTAAGTAAAAACGCGGCCGCTTTATCACGAAACGATCCATAATTATAGCGCGAAATTTTGCCACGAACTTCAAATATATATGGTGATCCCTCGGGTTCTTCACAACGATAAACGCCAGTATGTTCAGTTTTTATATCGTTTACGTCACGATTTATACGTGCTTCTTTATCTTTCTCGGCTTCTTCTTCAGTATCAAATCTATTATAAGCATAACCAAACTTACCGCAAACATAGTAACCAGGTTCGGTAAATTGATTATACACTTCATGCTCTTCAACTTCTTCTTCTGAGACACTATGAATATGATAGTCGTCTTGAATTTCACTAATAGCATCAGCTTTGGTTTTCGACATTATATAATCTCCAAAGTTTCGCATTTTCTAAGAATAGTCTCTTTAAGCTGCAACGCTTTTCCTTTGCATACTTCATAACGATCTTCAAAAATCGGATTTTTAGTTTTCAAAAACTTTTTTCTATAATGCACGGCATCCTGATAATTTAATCTGAAATCTTCATCGAGACGTAACATTACGGCAACTTCTCTACAATTAGCTGCTTTACCCGCGTTCAAAAGTTTTACGATAGTTGATGCGGCACCATATGTTCTAATATTTTCAAGAATAGTAACTTCGCTTTCGACATTATGTATGCTATAAATTATTTCTTTGCCTTCAGTAACTTTTTTAATTTCCCAATGACCAATTTTAATGCCTTCTTCGGTGATCGCCGTTTTAACTGCTAAACCGTATTCAGTCACCGTATTTTCTTCTGACATAACTGGTTCGATATTTTCATTTAGCAACGCGTTAAATCGTTCAGAAATAGTCATCTGTATTTCATTTTTAGCTTCGGTCAAGACTGGTTTTTCGGGCGATGCTGGACGTTCGATTAATGTTGGATTTTTAGTTTGCGGAACCACTTTGTCAGCAAGAATATTTTCTGCTTCCTCGATACGATCTGTAATATCATTCAACTTATCGATCATGTCTTTGAACAAATTTTGATCAACCGGCTTTACCATATACCCTTTTCCTCATCGTTAAAAGATAACTTTCTCCCGTCTATATTTAATACATTCTTATGTATCAGAGTTAACAAAACTTGCTTACCACGCTCTGATAATTGCGAAACATCAGTAACTTCACCATTTTTGACCTTATTCGCAATAAAACTCTCTTCGTTACTGAGTGCGATACGTAAACCGTCCATGATTTCAACGATTTTCATAATTACAGTCCCAGTTGCTTGATTAAGTCGGTTAGTTCGGGCGCCACTTTAGGATCTTTAACACTCTTAATCTCTATTTTTTTAGTTTGCGGATTTTGTACTGCGATTGTATTTGTTTTACTATCGGCGTTCATTATGTTCTGTGCAGAAATCGCCGGTGTAACTGGACCACCTGGTTTTGGAACAGCATTTACATTCTTTATACCAGACGAGGGCTTAATTGTTGTTGCGGCTCCCACCATATTTTGCGTTACGTTTGCTGGCGATTGCTGATCTGGTGTTGCGGGCGTTTCGGTATCTGTTGCTGCTTTAGTTGGAGCTATTGTTGACTGATGTGGTGATGCCATCGATATTTTTTTAAGTTCGCCCGCAATCTTTGTGTCAATCGCTTCGTGATATTGTTGTTCTTTAAGCTTATGCTTTCCGACGATTGCACGAATTTTTTGTATATCTTTACTTTGCATGGCCATTGAAATCGCGACATAATCTGTTAGGGGCAATTCTGAAAGAAATTCTTGTGCTTTTAGCTCTGAAATTTTAGCTAATAGTGATAACGTTTTTACCGGATTCTTTTCATCGAATTGAATTAATTGCTTAGCGTCTTCTTTTACGGCGTGTTTTTTCGTGACATATTCTTTGAAACGCACGATAAAATCTTGCAGCGGCTCATCTGCACGTTGCGTGGGCGCATTTGGATCACGCGATGTTTTATTTAATTTATTAAGAACGTCTAAATCATGCATAATAGTTTACCATTCGTAAAAAGATGCGTATTATCTATTTAATAAATGATTGAAAGCAAAAAGAAAGCGTCATTTCTGACGCTCTCTTTGAAATCCATAACTCAATTAAGAATTAGAGAATTGGTGAGAAATCTAGCTGTGCATTAACGCCCAAAACGAGTGCATCACCACTGGGAAGTGCGCAAGCTGCTGTTTCGGATGCGAGAGTTGCAGCCAAAACACCGGCAGCCCAAGCGCCTGTATGCTCAATCATAAACTTAAACTGATAGCCTGCACCTGCTGGAAGAGCAGAAACTGCAGAAACGTCAGCTACCGCATGAAGACCAGCAACAACTGGCTGTGCTTGCATACCGATGATTTCACCGATACGGATCAAATTCTGAGCGGCAACACCGGTTTCAAAATCTGCAATCGAAAGCGGAACAGTTGTAGTAAGTGTGTAGAAATCAATAGCAGAGGTAAGATGTTCACCATTGGCCATGTTTCCGGTATCACGATCATTTGCGAATTCTAAAGTCATAGTAATCTCCTTAATGTAAATGTGCAGAAAGACAAATTATCTTCCTACTATGATAATATTTAGTCAACCTGCTAGTTTTTGAGAAATTATGTTCATATAAAAACAAAGCCCAAAATTTCTTCTGGGCTTTGTAAAAATAATATAAAACAATTATCTTATGAAGAAATAAACGTACCGAGTGGATCCGCAGGAACGTTCGGGAATATTGAATTCTGCCCTGACATATCTTCAAGAATACAGTTCGTTGGACGTATTGTCATTGAGATAGTGATTGGTTCTGAAACTGAATAATCAACTTCGCCGAATGCGACCGTTTTCAACCAGCAACCTTCACATGTCCAAGCTGCTGTAGCAGTATCATAACCACCGTTTAGCAACTGAATTTGCATCGTGAATTTATAATCTTGACCAGCACGATAACCCGATTGATTATAATGATCTTGCTGAAACTGTAACTGTGCGCCAATCGCTTTAACAACCGAATTATCAACGGTATCACGAACGACTGTCGTAATTTCACCCCATCTAGCTTTACCAGCGTGATAATCGATTGAATTATATGAATGCGTTTCGATTTCGGCTGTTTCTTGCGACGGAAGACCACACGTATTTGTGTTCAAAGTAATTGGGTCAGACGATCTACTGGCACCGCCAAAACCGATCAAAAGCACACGAAAATGATGCTTTAGTTTTGGTTGAAGCATTGGGCCTTGACCTGTATTGCCAGTAACATTGATACCAAAGCGGTCAACGGTTCTTACCGGAGGAGGAAGAGGAATTGTCATAAAATCTCCTAACAAATAATCTATAAGACTATTTATTCATTTGCGAGATTTTTAAAAATGACGTTTTTTCAGTGATTTCCGTGATATAGTATATTGATCTAATTGAGTGTTTTAAACTTTTCCAAACACTTCACTAAAATTAACGTTGCCCACGACAAATAGATGGGGATATTTTTGCGCTAATGTAGCTAACGATACGCGAGCTTGTTCTCCAGTCGTCATAATCTCTGCACGAACGCTATTATAACGTGACACAAAGCGTGGCGTAAACATCGAGCCACCAGCTTTCATAACTGACTGTGCCACGCGGATTTCATCAAGCATCATCTGTGTTAAATTTCTATCGATCTTAATGCAATTCATAACTTCATTGACGAGCGGACGCATTTCTTTTCTGAGTGCTTCATTAGCTGCGTCAATTTCGTTTTCGTCCATAACATTTTTTTCGAGATATATAATCGTGCGTTCGCCAGCTTCAACGACTATTTTGCTTTCTTCAGCTACCAAATGCAAATCTTTGATCAGTTTATTGTAATTCACGACTGAAACTTCATTTGCGGCTGCGACCATAATATTCTCCATGTTGCTATAATATTTAATACGATAATAGCATATCTAGGTCATTTGTCAAGAAGAAAATTATAGTTAATGTTTGGTAAGATATTCGATACAATGCAAACCAAAATCGAGCACAAACAATAAAATAATCGTGTGATCTGTGTTCCAGGACCAGCACCATTTAACGTAAAAATTGCCGATTTTTCGATATGTTTTTAATTCTTCGTCTGCTTTTTCTAGAATTATCTTGACATCACGCTTCGAAAGATAAGTGCCAATCTTATCATCCATATCGAGTTGTTGCAACGTATAGTTAATATGAACATAAGAATTTTGAAACACGGATTTTACAGAACGTTCTGGCGAATTAAGTAATAATTTTAGAGGCGTATGAATTGCGGCTCTTGCGTTTTTCATACTAGTTTTTGAGAGAATGTTTGCAATAACAATGTTCATGATGTTTGTATTCTACACGAAATTATTGAAAATGGCAAATAAAAAAGAGCGAGATTTTGTTCTCGCTCTTTAATTTAAAAAGTGTAATATTTTACTGTTGCAAGGAAATTTGAAGACTGAGTTTAATATATATAAAGTTCGATGCAAAAACCGGTACCACCGCGGAATCCATATGAATTTCATTCGCGGCAATAGTTTCAGGTGTATTATTATTCAAATCGCATTTATTTGCAAAGTCGGTTAGACCACCTTGACCAACCATACCAGTCATAAACTTATCAGCTTTATTCTTAGCTGCTGCCAATAATGCGGGCGTCACGTTTTCAAACAAGAAGTCTTCTAACAACTTCGGAAGTATATAACGAACATACACAACAGTACGAGCAACGTTTACACGTGTTAGCAAACCAGTTGCATCTGGAGTCATTGTCTTATCGCCGCGCACTAACAAACCTTGACCGGGCATGAACAATATTGGGTTCATGTTGTTTTGATATAATGCATCACGCTGGCCCTGATTTACGTTCCAGGGTTTATATTCCATTGTTGCGGGATCGATATATCCTGCTGAAGAAGCATTCGTAACAATACCTCTACGCGTTCCTGCCGGTGATGTCCAGGGATACCCGACGCGGTCATTATAGCCGTACACGTTCAATGCCATTGTTGAAGACGGAATTGCAACTTGGCTGCCATCGACGTTTGTGCCGAGACCCCATGGATAATACATCGCCGAGTAATCGTACTCTGTAATACGTCCAAGTCTGCCATCTGCTGCAACGTTCGCTTTATTCTGTGCCCACGCATTAATAGATGTTGCATCGGGTGTTAGAGTTGCGGGAACGTCAGAAATAATAAATGCTGTTTCTTGACGATCAACGTTTAGTGTTACGAGATCGGACAATACTTCAACATAACCAGGACATGACAAAATGTTCATATAAAGATTTTCATCCAGGACTGCTTCATTGCCGACAATCTGTGCTGCCAATGCTTTAACAACCATTTCTCTTTGCGCGAAACGTCCCATCAAACCAACGCCATTCAAATCATTACCGGACTCTGATATCCAACGCCCTGGTGCTCCCGACAAATATGAATCGACGTTAAATGTAGCTGCGCCGACTGTGTATGTTTCTGGCATACCCGAGAAATAAGAATTACGACGAACTTTAACGTTGTCAGTTCCGATTTCTGTGTTGAACAATAGAATACCGGCTGGAAAAATCTGCGGATTCAAAACCTGGAGATCAACGGGATCAACGAAACTCGACAAGAGCAAATCTGCTGGTAGTGTGCTTACGGGCTGAGCGCCGTTAAGCCATGCGCCTGTCGGACCACTGTCTTGACGAACATCGCCGAAAACAATTCCCAACGGCGTTGTATGATCTGTATTATCGATCAAAACCCATGCGCCGTTCTGCCAACGATAAATTTCTGGATATCCAACTACGTCATCAGATTGTATCCACAAATCATTTTCTTGAAGTGGATTACCAGTTGATTGCGTTGTAGGTTCTTCTGATGTAACTTGCGGACCGTTTGGATCGGTAGCTGGATACATTGTGAGATAGCCGACCCATTCATTGCCGTTATCAACCATAATATCAACAACTAATTCGGGATTGAACCAAAGTGATCCTTCAGCCGCTGTCTGAGTTGGTGCGTTGATTGATGCTACGTAAGGTAGCTCGATCCAATTTGAGAAAATACCATTGGGAACCGTAGTGCCAGACCATGTTGCATGAAGTGCATCAATCATATCAACTGCAGAACCGTTGTTTGATGTAATTACTAGAGCGCCCGCTACTGCCGAAGCAACAACGTGCGGTATAGTACCTGCTGCTGCAATTGCTGTATTGATTGCTAACACGGCGTCTGCTAATGTTTCTGAACCAGTGAACGTGACATTTACCGTAGTATCTGCACCGACTGTTGCGCCGGCTGAAGCACGCGAACGAATGCCAAATGTTCCTGCGTCTGTATGAACGAATGTTCCGCTGTTTGAACTTACTGGTGCAATAGAAGCCATCTGTTTAATAACAAATGCCGCTTCGGGCTGTGCTAATGTTCCAAGTGTATTAAATTCAACATACAATCTGTTTAGTGCTAAGCCCTGTCCAACTTCTGCAGCAACATCATCAAGATAAAGCGGTGCTGCAACTGTTTGCCATTGTTCAACAGAACTATTATATTTCTTCACGACAAAACTTGCACCGAAGTTTGGATTTGTTGTTTTGATCCAAATATCGCCGGGATGTAAGCCACTCGGAACAGATGTATTTGGCGCGAATACTAATTCATAGCCGGGCGTTGTTAGAGCTGGCATGCCGAGTGCAGTTAGAAGTGCTGGTGTTGAAGTCGCACCGATTACAATTCCTAAACCTGCTGTATTTGTAAGAACAAGCTGTTCGCTAGCTAAGCCGCCGGACGATGCTATAATATGGGGAATAGCTGCTGTATTAATATTGCTTATGATCGTTGCGAGCGTTGCACCAGAACCACTTGTTACGCCTGTGATGGCGGTGGCGGTGGCGGCTCCGATATCACCAGCAAATTCGCTAGCTCCAGTATTAGTAACTGCTGTGTGGGCTAGAACTGCAAAGTTTGCCGCTGTAAGAAGTGCTGCTGAAGGCACTGCAGTAACAAAATCATTGATCATTGTAACTGCACCAGTTAAAGCAATAGCATTACCAGTAACCGTTACGCCGTTACCCATCGAAATGCTGATATCAGCCAGAATATTTCCTGCAACGGTTGAAGTTGCGCCGAGCGTAGCGGAACTACCAACAACGAAAAATACTTGATTGCCTGTGCCGGTATTGTTTATGACATTAACAAGAGAGGCGGCGGCAGTAGTAAGTGTGCTACCAGTTATAACAACTATTTGCTGATTAGAAAGTCCTTGAAAATCGAGTGTTAATGTTCCTGTTAAGCCAGCAGAAGATGTATAACTGTAAATGCCAGGTGTTAATGTTTTTCCACCCAAATCGCCTGTCAAAGTAGTAGCTGACAAAACGCTGAGAGTGTCATAAGCTGCTTGTGCATCAACCAAAGCTTGATGTGTAGCTGTGTCGTTTACTGTATGAACGGTGCTTGCGCCAGAAATATTCACGGTAGTTCCGTTAATAACTAATTCACCTGCGGCTGCTATCGTGCCGGGAATTTGAACTGTGCCAGTCAAAACTGTTTGACGTGCTGCTTCCCAAGCGGGCGAGCCGATCAACAGCCACTGTGTAGAAATCTTTTCATAAAGTGCAATTTCGCCATTCGGATTAAAAGGAACAACCGCGATCTGTCCGGCGGCGCCAAATGTGCTGAGCGGAACAAAACTGCCATCAACTTGTTCAAGGGTCGGCGTCAAAACCGCAAGCTGATTCCATGCTAAACCGGCATTTGGATTTCCGTTCGCTCTGAAAGCGCCGAATGAAGATGTTTCATAATCAAACCAATATGTGCCATTTGCGGGAGGTGCGGTTGGTTCAGCTTCTTGCGGCGATAGTTGTGATAAATCTAAATCTGCGCGAATAACGTTTACACTATTTGCTAAACCGAGATACGACCATGCGGCATGAAGTCCGTACTCATTTATTTCACTACCCTGTTGAACTGTTCCATCAACGGTTTCGAAAAACGGATTACCAAAGGTTTGCAAACATTCCCGCTGAGAAGTTAGATTATAAACTTTTCCGGCATTCGCGGGCAATGTTCCTGGAGCTACGGTAACGCCATCTGACAATAATTTGTTAGATTGCGTTGCAAGAAAAATTGTGGGTGTAGTTCCGGGCGTTGAAGCTGGTGCTACTTGATTGTTTATAACATTGATAGAAGTTCCTGGGCTGAGCAACTGGACCATATTGTATCTCCTTAAAATTCTTGTAGACACACGCAAGATTTTACAAGCGTAGTCGTATGATTATATTTAGCTTCATTGATGAAATAAGCAGTATTTTCGACTATATCTATTTGTGAAACTTTGACTATTTTTAGTGTCAATTTGACCTATTAGCCGATAATTGGGCCACAAACTTGTCCACCGTCCACATAATTCTTAATTTGCTCTTCGAGTTCTTTTAATTCTGCTGCGCCTTCTGCTTTAAGTGCTGCACCGTTCAACGTTATTCCGCCTTGTGGACCCGCTAACGAAGCAAACTTTTCACGTGCTTCGCCAAGTATCAATTTAGCATATGCTATCGAACAGTCTAGCAGCCACATTCCTGCATATGGATCGATGAATAATTGTTCTTCTGGACGATAGATATAAACTTGCAATAGAAGTTCTTCATATGCTCTTGGCGCTCTAACAAGCTGTAATTTCTTCGTAACTGTATTCCAAATAAAGTCCATATCGCCGCCGAACATTTTGGATGCAGTAGTCAAATATTCGTTGTATAAATTGAATGTGAGTAAACCGCCCATTGTGTTGGCTTGTAATAGATATAAGTTAGTGAATGCCAAATCAAACGGATCGTATTCAACGCCGCCTTGATAGCTACTATCTTGCGTTCCACCAGTTCCAATACGTCTACGCCACACTTTTCGAACTTCGATTGTCTCTGCCGGTAGAATGTATTCGTTGATATCTGGCTGCATTGTCAAGAAACTATATGCTTCTTCTACGGCATTGCTCGATCTTTGACGATATTTCTTGAGGGCACGATTTATAGCAAAATCAACGCTTTCTTGATCCATCTGAAGATCGACCATATTTCCAGCAAGTGCGGTCAACACGCCTTCACGAATTTCTTCACGAGCGGATGTGGGCGTTGTTGCGGGGAATGCACTGTTTTCAGTCATAAAAATACTCCTGTTACCAAGAGTATTTAACGATTTTTAAATTTGAGAATTAGTCTAGATTATCGTCTTTTCCGAAGATATCATCAAAGACAGCGAAAAATGCTGATTTGCCTTTAATAGGACTTTCCTCAATTTTATCCATGAGCGGAACATCATTTTCGTCTATTTCGGGTTCTGTCCAACAAACCAACTCTTGCATGGTGCCATCTGAATAACGATGCATCACCTTTATCGACTTATTTTTATTTTTTATTCTATAGTCTATCGCTGAACTTTTTGTTGTGAATATATGAAAAACGCCGTTCTCTACCGCAATCCAACTTTCATTATTTTCATCTTGCATCACCGAAGCGGCCATATCATTGCCCTCACGCTAGAGTTTAAAAACTTTCAGCAACATAGTATCCTCATTTATCCTGCCATTTGGACGACCCTGCACGGCTTTAATCCCGCCAAACACTTTTTCAAATCTATGCAAAGAAGTGCCAACCAAATGATCGATCATTTCTTCTGGCTTGCGCAGCATTTTCATTTTGCTTTTCTCGGTGTCGTAATTCTGAATAGTTGTGCCCTTCACAAAAAGTCCGTCTGTATTTTTCGCATAATATATAGCAACTTTTCTCGTGCGAGTATTAAACGTGATTAGAGTTGGCGCTGCTATAATTGCCGTAGGTGGAATTGAAACTAACTTTAATGCACTATCACTCTCTTTAAATTTTAGATTTTTAATTTGCATTTGTGCTGGCTTAATTTTTCTCTTTCTCGGACGACGAATTTTATTAAGCTTACTTTCTGCACGAACGTTTGAAAGAATTTTTTCAAGCACTGTTACGATTGTGCGTGAGCCAGAATGCAATGCTTTCGTAACTTTTTTTGCTTTTCCCTTGAGTTTTACGCTATTACTAAAATCATCGCACTCAGCTATATTACTTTTATAATGCTCTACAAGTGCGCGTAGAGCTTGCTGTGACGGCGATCTTGAACGCACTAGATCATAAACTTTATCTGCATCGATTTCATCTGCTGCGATAAGATGATCGAAATACGAATATAAACCAACGTATTCAATTTTAGCTGATTTATCGACTGTTAACTTCGGTGCGATGTCTTGAATGATTTCTTTTTCTTTTTGTTTTTCTGCTTCGAGATTTTTATAAATTACTTTTAATTCTTCAAGACACGTATTAAAAAACATATCAGATTGTTTTGTCGTTGGCGCTTTGCTCATTCGCAGCCAAGCTTGTTTGCCGATATCTAGGAAAAAATAATCAGGAACTTCTTTGAAAAATGTGTAGTCTGTATTTCCCAACATATAATCGATTGAGATTTGTTTAAGCATTGCAGCGTTAAATGATCTATTCGCCCAAGTCAATGCGTGCATCAATCGCATATTATAATCAGCATCAGTTATGTTAATATTTTCCCACGACGGTTCATCACCATATCCGCGTTGTTTCATTATTGCATCTTCGGAACCTATGCGTTGCTTCCTAGCTACTAGCCGTGAGGGCGCTTCGACTTCAGCTAGTTCTTCTTCGTTTTCATATCCAGTTTTGGTCATTCAAAATACCCGCTGTTATCTTTAAAGAATACGCATTTCACGCATTGATGTCAATTTCTTTAATCGGTTGCCAATTAAAATATTTTCGCATTTCTGGATACCAACTGCGTTTATTAAGTTTCCAAAACTACTTAAATTCGCTTACGGACATAATTTCTAAATCTGCCTGACGACAGCGTCTCCGACAATCTTTAAAAGAATTTAACTTACGCCAATCAATTACGCCCGAGGTATGTTCTGCATCATAATATTTGTTTTTAATCTTTACGAATGCGTGCCCGCCATAATATCTTACCGTGCATAAGACAGCATCTGGAATCAAATGATGAACTATCCACGCCCAATTATAACAGTCGCCTCCATTTATATCTGATATTCTAAGCGTATCGTTGTGCCATCTATTCATAATGATACGCGATGTTCTTCTCATTATTGTACGAGTTTTAAATCTGCACGATGTGATTTCTTTCATGAGTTTCACTAATCTTCGTGCGTTACGGGATATTTTTTCTTACGCGAATATTTTCTCTTGTCTTTCGCAATTTTTTGACGAAATTTTGGGTCAGAAAGGCTAGATGCGATTGGGTTACGCACTTTCAAAGTTTTATTACCGATTTTGATCTTTCTGGCCATAATTCGTTTCACATAAAAAACGCGTATTTTAGTTGATATTATAGCATAATGTGCGTTGATGTCAAGCTCAAAGAATTACATTAAATACAATATAGTATTAAAATACGTTAAGGAAATGACTATGGCTAAGGGTATTCGCTTATGGAACGATGGGAAGAAGTCGAAAGATTATCGCTTTCAGGATAGTATCACACGCGAATTTATTGAGAGAAGTGGTACGCAGTGTAATATTCACAAATATATCGGACCATATGACCAAGGAACGAGCAATACGTCTGTTTCTACGCCGGCCAACGGTTTTTTAAATGAACTTAGCATTCAAGATTTAACAGTTTTAGAAAATCGTGATAGAAAATATTCAACAGATATAATTGATCTACATGGCTGTTTCATCGTGCAAGATCCTGGTTTCGATTTATCACAATTCGGAATTATGCTTTCGGGCGATACGCTCTTAATAGAATTTCATTTGAATGATCACGTTGAACGTCTAGGACGCAAATTAATGCCGGGCGATTGTATAGAAATTGTCGCCTTTCGAGATGAGCTACCGCTAGATCAAAATGCCGCGCCCATTCCCAAATATTATGTCGTGCAAGATGCTATGTGGCCCGCCGCAGGATTTGGTACAACATGGTATATGCACACGTGGCGTGTTAAATGCACACCAATAATCGATTCCCAAGAATATCAAGATATTTTGCATAATCCCGCAGGACAAGCTGACACAACATTAGATTGGCAAAATTCAATGGGCACCGCATCGGCAGAAGGTACTGGACTTGGCGTTTCAGATAATTCAGGAACCGTAACAACTACAGGCGATAGCGCATCATCACTCGCAAAAAATTTACAAATTACGCAACTCGTAGATGCCGCTGCAAGAGCCGCTGTTAGAAAACGTGCATTCTTCATTCAACATTTATATATGCGTCCGGCAAATTCAAAAGTTAAAGACAGTTTAATTAGCTGGGTGATGGATCAAAATTGTATTCCGCCGAACTGGACTGGAGATTTTATTCCGAGCGGTGTAACATTTCCCAAAAGTCCGAGCGACGGTGATTATTTTATTCGATTGGATTATGATCCGATATCATTGTTTAAACGTGTCGAAACTTGCTGGAGGATGGTACAGAATGACTGGCGATCTGAATGGACACCAGCTTCGCGCATACTTGACAGTTATCTACGAAATAATAATATTACAATTATCGATCCGTCGGATACTGGAAAATTCTCCGAGAAACAAGCACTGAGCGAAGTTGTTCCTGTAAGAGCAGACGTAATGCCAGGAACCAAAAACGACGACCCCATTAAGGAAACTTAAATGAGTATGACAACATCAGACGATGGACGCGAATTAATTGAGGGCTTCGAAGGGCTACATTTAAAAACATATATATGCCCCGCTGGTAGGCAAACAATCGGATATGGTCATACGGGTTCTGATGTACATAGCGGCCTAACGATTACAGAAGAACAAGCAGATCAATTACTAGATAACGATTTACATAGATTTGAAATTGCCGTGAATAATTTAGTTACGGTTGATATTTCTCAAAATATTTTTGATGCACTTATTTCGTTCGCGTTTAATTTGGGCGCGGGAAATTTACAAGGGTCGCATTTATTAATGTATGTAAATCAAAATAATTTTGATGCTGCTGTGAAGGAATTCCCTCGCTGGGATCATGCGAATGGCGTAGTAGTTGCTGGATTACTTAGACGACGTAATGCGGAAGCAGCTATGTTTTCTGGCGGCGATTGGCGATCAATAATGAACGGTAATTAATATGGTTGATGTAACAGATATCGTAGATCAATTAAATGAGCACGTAGTACCGCCGCCAGTTAATGATGGCACGTCAAACTATTTTTATGCGGCACAACTACAAGCTTTAACGCAGCAAATTTTAAGAGTGTTTTCAAATTTCTACTATAAGACTGGCATAAATTATACTGGCGATGAACAACTATTGCCAATTCCTTGTAGATATGGCGATGCTTCACGTATGGTTGCATCTATCATTCAAAATAATTCGCAAAATACCGCAATCTCTGCGCCAATTTTTGCAGTATACATCAAAGATATTGCTATGTCGCCGCAAGATAGAAAATTTCCGGTGGGTGAACAACAGATATCAGTATCAGAACGCGACGTCGATAAAGTTACTGGAAGATATACTGACGAACTTGGCTCGCAATATGAAGTTACGCGATTAATGCCTGTTCCGTACATTGTAAAATTTCAAGTTGATTTTTTATTCACGAACGCAAGTCAACAGTGGCAAATATTTGAACAAGTCGGTCTACTATTCAATCCGTCGATTTCAATTCAGATGAATGATAATCCGCTAGACTGGGGTTCGCTAACACAAATGGAAATGACTGACATAGTTTTTAATTCAAAATCCATTCCGATCGGTACAGAAAATCCGCTTAATGTTATGTCATTCACGTTTGCGATTAAACCGTTCTGGCTCAGTCCTCCAGCTAAAGTCAAAAAATTAGTTGAAATTCGAAACATCATTTTAGATGTCGGTTCAGATACGCCAGATTGTAACGGAATTATTACATGGACGAAGGACGATTTTATACAATCTGTCACAACAGTTGGACAAAATAAAGTATCGCTCGCCGGAAATGAACTTGTATTGCTTGGCAAAAATGGAAATACACTTGATGAAAATGAAAATCCATATTCTTGGAAAACATTGTTGGGGAAGACGGGAAACTATGATCCTGCAACTACAATTATAAGATTGCGTCCCGTCATGAATATTTCTGATACGTCACATGATATAATCGCGACGTTTGCACTTGATCCAAATAATGTAAATGTAGCCACGCTTGACTTTGATCCAAATACTTTACCCTCGACCACGATTGCTGCTGTAAATGCTTTCATAAATCCAAAGGCAATATTCCCCGGAAATAATTTGCCCACGCCCGTCTCTGGCACAAGATATGTAATTACTCAAGATATTATTCCAAATACTGTTTCGTGGGGTAGTTTTTCTGCTATGGCAAATTCAATCATAGAATTTAACGGAACCGTGTGGACTGTTGCAAGTTCAGTTGAAAATATAGCTATCGGAACTATCGTTGAAAATCTGTCAAACAAAAAATTATATGTACTAACGAGTGACGGCTGGGTGCTTTGTTATGAAGGTCAGTATGCTGCTGGCTATTGGCGTATTCAATTTTTTGCCGAATATGCAAAATAAGACATTTAAGTTTTCTTGAAAAATCTATGATAAATACTCAAAAGAGATGAGGATTTCATGACAGTCACTGCCGCCGGAACCATTTTTATAGCGAGAGATACCAAGCGAATATTGCTCAATTTTCGTAGCAATACTGTATCGAAGCCTAATTGTTGGGGATTTTGGGGCGGGAAGCTTAATACGAGTGAAACTATCATGACGGGACTGGAACGTGAGATAATAGAGGAAATTGGATTTCTTCCAAAATATGAAAGACTGACCGTTATAGATGAATTTTTAAGCAATGACAAACACTTCAAGTACTACAGTTTTGCAATTATCGTCTCTCAGGAATTTATTCCGATAATTAATTCAGAAAGCATGGGCTATGCATGGGTATCTCTCAACAATTATCCAAAACCCTTACATCCTGGTGCTCGTGCGATTTTAGAAAATGCGTCTATTACAAAAGCGTTGGGCTGGTTATTAGAATGCGGTGATGGAAGTAATTTTCCGCCACCAAAACCAAAAATCGAAGAATAATTATTTCTTTGTGAACTTGCTCACGCGCTTTTGATGTGCAATATATTCTGTTAATGATCCGTGAATGCAAATCTGTGTATGAACTAATTCATCGAAATGATATACCGAACAACCACGAATGAAATATGGCGTGTCAAATATCTGTTTCAGTGCTATTAAAGTACTTGGCGCAAGAATGAAATCTTGATCAAGTTTTGCAACGTGTTGTGTCGGAAATAATTTGCTTGCGACTAATAATTTAAAACCAATTTCCGTCAATGAAAAATCAGTCTCTTTTTTCGACTTAAAAATTTCTGCGTTCTTTAAGTTAGATGATTTCAATAACTCAAT